CATATGAGAAAGTTCTCTGTGCTGCCTTGACACGCTCTTCATTTTGCTGTTGAACACGCTCTGAGTTTTGCAGTGTTTTGGTTGTTTCATCATTGAGTTTTTGTGCTTCAGCAACAATTTTTTGATACTGAGCAACTGTGATTTTGCCTGATTCAAGTTGTGCTCTTGCATTGGCAAGGAATTTCTCTGTGATCCTGTCCTGTGCAAGTTCAATGCTTCTTAGGTTTTTTTCTATGCCACTGAGTCCAGCAAGTTCAGCATTGTCTCTTGCTCTGCGAATAGCGTCCTCTGCTGACTCTTGTAGTCCCAGCATTCTTTCTTGAAGTCTTTCAAACTCACTGACAGTGTTTTTTGCACCTTCGCCCAGCAGATCCAAACCTTGGTTGAATACTTCTAAACTAATTAAACCTGCATCAAGTTGTTGTTGTAATCTCAATATTGCCTGTGCAACAAAATCACTTTCTGTTACTGCTGCTTCTGCATCTTCAATGAGACTGTTGTAAAACTTTTCAAACGCTGCTGCACTGTTTTCTACAGGTTGTTTTAGACCATCCATCTCTTCTTTGAGTTGGGTCATTCTACCTGTGACAGTGGCAATCTGCTCATCAACTTTGAGCAATTGTCCAACTTCAGTGCCTCTAAGTTCGTTGAGTTCTGCTAGAGTTGTTTTTAAACTGTCATATTGTTCAGAGAGTCTCTCTGCTTTGGGTCTGGCGTTTTCATATGCTGTGCCAATGCTTTTTAGACGTTCTTCCAGTTTGGTATATGGTTCCAACAGTGCATTGACTCTGGCCTGTTCTTGTGCATCTGCTGTTGCTTGTTCGTCTGCAAGGCGTTTGTCTTCTTGTCTTTGTTGTTGGAGATCTTTGAGTTTGTTGATGATTGCCTGTATACCATCAACTTCTTCTTGGTTGCTGAATCCAAATCCTGGGAAGTAAAATCCTGCTATCTCACTCAATCTCTCCTGTAGTTCATACAACACAGTGTCAAAGTTTTGACCTTCTTCAGCTGCTAATCTAAACAGTTCTTCTGGTGAGAAGTTCTCCAAACTAGTACTGGTGTTGAATAGATCAGCAAATGTTCTGTTTAAACTTTGTAGTATGTTTCTATAGTTTGAAGTAACACCTGTTGCCTTGTCTAATTTGTTGATTACTTCATCAAAAGTTTTACCCAGTGTGCTTTCCAACTGACCAGTTGTAACAGTAAGCGATGCCATAACTTGACGCACTTTGTCTGCGTTTTCAAATATCTTCAGCATCACTTCAGCAGTAAGTTCACCTGCTTGTGACATTTCTCTCAGTTTGCCAATTGTGAGTCCGCTCTCTTGACCCATAATGGCCAATGCAGGACCTAATGCTTCAACAATACTGGTAAATTCATCACCACGCACAACACCTGATGCCATTGCTTGGCCAAACTGTCTAATTGCTGCACTTGCTGTATTAGCATCAGCACCTGACAGTGCCAGGGCACTTTGGAAGTTCTGTGTTACAGCAATAACTTGATCTGTGGTAGCACCTAATGCTTGTGTACTCAGTGTGAGTTTTTGGAATAGATCCACTGTGTCATCTAAACCACTGAATGTTCTGTTTGACACCTGCTGTAGTTTGCCAAACACATCATTTAATTGTGTTTGACTTGTAGTAACCAGTTTAAGTTGGTTACGCATTGTTTCGTATTTTTTGCCTACATCAACAATGGCACGACCCATATCAACAATCTTATCAGCAGCAAAAGCACCTGCAACGACTGCTCCAATGCCTTTGAGTTTACCACTTAAATTATTCAAACCAGCACTGGTTGTGTTGGTGTCTATAATCAGTTTATAACGGTCAATTATTGTTGCCATATTATCTCAACTTTCTCAATTCTTTGCGGATATAGGCAATGGTTGGTTGCGTCATGCCTTTTCTTGCTTGACGACTATATCCCTCATTTAGTCTGTTTGCATAGTTGTAGTTTGCACTGATAGTTGTGTTTTCAAGTTGAGTTTTATTTCTAGCATTACCTGTGTCAATGGGTGTAGTTTTGCGAAAAAACTTGTGTGCATTGCTGGGTAGTATTTGAACAAACTTTTGTATTTGGTTAAAACGCTTGTCCATGTTGTTGCTGGTTTTAATCAGTCTAGTTTTGCCACCACGGCTAGCACCACCAACTAAATTTGATGCTATGCCGCCTAATCTTGCCAGTACTGCTAATGGTGCCGCCATGCTATTATTTCCCTCTCACCTGATCCAACATTGCTTGCAGATCTTGTGTTTGTATTTTTGGTGCAGGTGGAGGCAACCCTTTGCTCTTGCGTTCTGCTGCTTCTCTGCTCCAGTTTTCGTAGCGCACTGCCAAATCTGCTATCTTGTAATCTAGGCTATCGCCAGACCTCAATACCATACTTGGTAGCACACCATATCTTTTTGCAACAAAGTCCAGCGTCAACCAAGCATCGCCAACAGGTGTTAGTCTGCTGAAGTCTGGCTCTGCGTGTTTCCCATTGCTTGTATCGCCTTTTCAATAACCTTCAACATCATATCTGGAGGCAATACTTCATCTTCGTTCAGCACAGGTGTGCCATCTTCACGTAGTACAATCTCTCTTGTGACTGCGCTGATTGCAGCAATGTCTGTGCTGTTTACTTGACTCATACGCAAATACAAATCCATGTCATGGCGATCATAAATCCAAAAATCTACTTCGTCGCCATACTTGCCAACGATGTCCTCATCGTTGATTGTAATTTTTTGTAATTTGGGTTTTGTTGCTAGTGCTTCTAGTTTCATCTTTTAATCCTTGTGTCTATTTTGTAATGCGTTTATCACTGCCAAACAAAAACTTATTCTTTTGTTGGCCTTGTCAACATCTCTGTTTGCACAACGCATTTCGTTCTGTGCTTTTGCTAACTCGCCTACCATGCTGAGCAACAACTCTTTGGTAGTTTTGTTATCTAATAAATCCATAAATCTTCACTCTCTTTAACAGTTGTATTTATACAAATAGAAAAATAGGCGCCCAAAAAGCGCCTATTTTGCCACCCCCACGCAAATGAGAATAGTAGTTTATACTACAGTGTAATCACCTGTAACAGTGATAGTGATTGGTGACACCCAAACTGGAGCGTCTGCACTAACTGTTGGTGCTAGGCCTGTAATATAACCTTGACCAGAAATAGTTTTACCAGGATCGCCGTTGTCAACGTCCCCTAGGTAAATTTCAAAGTCTAATAGAGTTTTATCTTTGGAAAGATTCCAAACTCCAATATAGTCTGCTTCAGTAGGTGTTTCACCAGTGTCTCCAAACCAAGCGTTTTGATCCAAAACAATATTCATATTCACACTGTTTGTAGCAGTAGTTGGAATTTGTAGTTTTGAAGTTTCGTTCATTTGGGTCCAGGTAAACACGTCTGTTGCAGCATTGATTGTGACATCCTGTAGGCCAGGCAATGTCAATTCAGGTGTTGCCGCTGAGTTGGCTGCTACGCTTACGCCTAGAGTCATTTCAACATTTGTTACACCTGGTGCTGGGTAGATATATGCCATATGTTTTTCCTTTATCTAATTTTGGTATATGTTAAAGTAACAGTTGTAATTAAATTATCATTGTCAATTTCAGTCAACACATCACTGTTTCTGTCATTGAATCCTTGATCCTTTTGAATACTTTCTGCCGCTCTAACGAGTTCTACTAACGCATCGTAGTTTGCTGGTAACTGCTTGGCGTCATTGCTAAAGACCACTGTTATGGTTTGGGTATTGATGTTGATAAAATTACCATTCAATGTCCGCAACAGAGGCGATTGTTCATGCTGAGTTTGATCCACATAAATCTTTTTTGGATTTTTCAAGAAAAGAGGTGTACCTGATTCATCCCTGGGCAGTTCATCACTTAGAGTGTATGTGCCAAGGTTGATGGTTTTTAAGTATGCTAATACTTCACTTCTCATCTAGTTCTCACCAATCTTAAATTGCCTTGTTGTTTCTCATCTGTTTGGACAGTATCATCGCCATCAAAGTCATACCAATCACCTGCGTTTATAATCTCCATGAACATTTCTGTTGCACGGGTTTCATAATACCCCATTTTGCGTCTTTCTGCATTGTCTTCGTCTCCAAAGTCTGCAATGCTTGGAAGGATGCGATCTGCCAATGCGCTGTAAACACAAAGGTCAGTAAAGTCATCTTGTCTTCCTTGGATGCGGTTTGGGTTTGGATTTGGTATGTCCAAACGATTGACAGAACCTGTGTGCTTTACATACAGATTCTGCCACCAATCAGTGTTTTTGATACGAGAGAGAATTCTCTGTGTTGTCCGTATCAAAGCTTCTTCAACTATGTCGTCAGTGAGGCTTTCATTGCCGTCAAACAGTCTTGAATCCTGATCAAGAACATCCTGATATTCTGCAAAACTTATTACGTTTGATGATTCTACAATGAATGCCATATTACCTGCTCCTTACGCTGCGTCTACGATTGCTACACCGCGGTTAGCGTCAATGACTTTAACCCCTGCGTGTAGTGAAGCAACAATGTCATTACCCACTGCTTCTGCTCTACGTGCAACTTCTAGATCAACATTTTTGAACATAGCAATACGCATTGCGTCTTGTCCAAAGATATATGCTTTGTTTGTGCCTGTCACGTATGAACTTTGGAATAGTCTTACGCCACCAACTGTGCCAACAAAACCATTTCTCATTGCTTCGCTTTGGAAATCACCACCAGCGTATGAGTTGCTGCCAATGTCTTTCATCAATTCTGCTGCTGCTGCTGAACCAACAACACCAACCAACTGACCTGTTTCACCGTTTCCACGGATTGTTGCAACTGCGTCAAAGATTTCATCAACACTCATTGTGCCTGCTGGTGTAGTACCTGCAATCTCTTGTGCTGGTGTGAATCCTGCTGCCATTGCAGAAACAACATCTGTGTCAAATGCTGTTTGGATTGAGTTGCCTAGTACACGACCTAGTTCTTGTGGATCAATTCCACCCAAGTCGCGAACAACATCTCTTGCTGCGTAGATGTCTGCTTCAATGGTTACTTTAGTATCTGTGATACCTAGTGCATTGAAGTCATCTACTGCGTGTGCAGCACTTGTTAGTTTTTGTGCTGTTACTGTACCCATCACTGGGATTTGTGCTGTGATAGAACCCGCTGGCAAGTTTACCATTGGGATAATGCCTCCGCTCAAGAACAACGAATTTTCGTGTGCTGTGTATACGGTGGCGGCTTTGGTATTGACCATTAAACTATCTAGGTCATATGCTGTGTTAAACGCCATTGTAGTTGTACTCCTCTAATTGGCTTATTGTATGATGCCTTTTTGCATCGCTTGTTTGTATGCTGCTCTGTGCTCTGCTTTTGTTAAATCCAAACTTGCCAAATCAAAATCTACATTTGGGGGAGTGTTTACTGCGCTTTTGGTGTTTGTTGTTGCAGCACCAGGTTGTACAAAATGGGGATTGGAATCTAACCATTCCTTTACATAATCTTCTACTCGCAGTGGATTGCCACTATCATCATAGCGAACTGAGCCGCTTGTATCAATTACTTCTGCTTCACCTGACTCACCAAGTCTAACACTGTTGCGCAACAGATTTTGCACCTGTTCAGGTGATACTGATTTGTATTTTGCTGCTGCATTTAACAGTGGTGTATTCACTTTGTATTCCTCAATGATATTATCTCGCTTTTGGATTTCAGAGTCTTTTTTAGCGGCCATTTCCTGTAGTGTTTTTTCAAACTCTCCACGCTTGAGTTGTTCTTCTGTGCGCTGCGCTTCCGCTGCACTTTTTAAACTTCTCAATTCATCAATGTCTCCAAGTTCCTCATATGGTTTCAGTGCTTTTGCTTGCACTGCACTTTTCATACGAGCAATCATATTGTCAACTTCTGATTGTGTGTAGGATTTATCCGCTGCCTGATTTTCAACTGGGGTGTTTGCGGCATCAGTTGCCTCTTCGTTCGCCAATGATTCATTACGGTCCATTGTGTACCTCGCCTCCTTATAGAGTTAATTGTGTAATGTTATTTATCAAGAGATAAAAAATACGGTTTATTTTCCGTATTTTTTACCCTTTTTCTTCTTGCCTGATTTTCTCATACGATTTTGCATCCTAGTTCTCCTTTATTTTGTTGGAACCCAATAGTGCCTACAGTTGTATCCACCACGTACCACAAATGGATCGCCTGGCCGTTTGCCTTGCCAACTACCACGCCACTTGCGTCTTATTTCACTTTCTGTGTAGGTTTGATTCACGTGATTGATACAAAAGTCTCTTGAATTTCTCACAACACCTCCACGGTATTGATACTTGCTGTATCCCAATCTGCTGGCTTTTGCCAATACAAATGCACCATGAAAATCATAAACTGCATCTGATACAGCACCTCTCAGTGTGGTTCTCAAACTGTTGCTGAGATCAATGCCTGTGGTTTGTTTGCGTATTACATCAATGGCAGCACGGATTTGTTCTGTGGTGGCAGCGTTGCTGGCATAAAGTTTTGCCAAACGATTCTGTGCAGAGATAACATTAGGGTCTGTGCTGTCCAAGAACACGCCTGATATCTTGCCTGCCATCCTAGATTTGGTAAGGGCTGCATCTTCACCTATGACACCAGCCAACACCAACAGTGCAATCACTGCACTTTGACTTGATTCACTCTCACTCTGCACTTGAAGTTCAGCACCTCTCAACAGTTGTGAACTGACAACTAGGTCTTGTGGTTCCATGCCTTCATCAAACTGTGATCCCAACTCCGCCCCATATTGCACCAATGGTTCAAAGTTGGTTTGTATGCTGCTGTTGAATGTGTTGTACAAACCTTGTATGGCATTGACATCAGCACCTGATTCCACACTATTAGCAACACTGCGTTCCAAACTTTTAACACTAAGTTCAAAGTTTTCTCTAACGCTGTTGACTGTGTCGTCAAGTTTTACTTCAGTGCCTTCAAAGGCCATTACTCTAGATATCCTGCTTCTAGTGCTGCTTCATGACTGCTTGCATCTGTGATATACACTGTGTCTCCTGTTTGAGGATTTGTCATATAGTGTGGTTCTACAGTGGCCTGGGCATCAATGCGTGTCTTGATTGATTCTGCTGCTTCTTTGTCGTTTATAACGGTGTCAACTATCTGTTTTTCCAGGGCCTTGCGATATTCAGGATCTTGTACTGGTGTTGCACTTGCTTTCATCAAGAACTCTAAATCTCTATGTTCGTCTCTAACATTGTATGATTCAGGATAGTTGATAACACAATCATATGGCATACCTTGATATTCTGCAAACAATCTCCAAATGCCTTCTTCCAACAATTCCATTTGATCGCCTTTTTCAGCGACTCTTGCTGCTAGTAGATTGAACTCAACCTCCATTGCTACACCTGACATACTACGGCTTTCTCTTGCTCGTACAGCACCTGTGTTGGACATTT